ACCAAGTTTACATCGCTGATGTAATTGCGTAAATGGAGGTAATGACATGGCAATGGTAACAGCAAGACGAGGACAGCACACAGTAAAGGTAAGCAAACGCTCTTATGAAACACTGTTCAGAAACAAGGGTTACAGAATCGTAGAAGATGAAAAAGACATGGGAAGTAAAGACATGGATGCAGAACAGATTGTTGATTATGGAGAACCAGAGGAACAGGAAGTTGAAACAGTTCCAATTTCTGAAATGAACAAAGAACAGTTAGCAGAGTATGCGAAAGAGCATAACATTGACACTTCTGGTGCAAGAAATGTTCGGGAAGCAAGACAGATTATCCAGAAAGCAATCAGAGAAGCGAAGATGTAGCAGAAAGGGAGGTGAACAGATTGGATAAGTTAGAACAGTTAAAATTCAATCTAAGGGAAAAACAAATTCCTTATTTTGAAGAATCAGAGTTACAGGCATTATTGGACAACAATGGTGGGGATGTGAACAAAGCGAGTTATGAAGGGCTGATTTTAAAGGCTGAAACAACAGGCTTGAATGTCAGTGGATTGACTACGAAGGATAGTTCTAGTTATTTCAAAATGTTAGCTTCCCGATATGTTTCTACGAACAGTGGGGTGCTGACATAATGAATGAAGCAAGGTTGAGGATGGAACTCCACAAGGTTTTGAGAGAAATACAGATACATGGAACAGAGTATACATTCTTCCGAAAAAAGGTTGATAAGTATGGAGAGCCAACAAAAGAAGAACCAGAACAAATTGTAAAGGTTCAAGGGTTGTTCCATGTATCAAAAGGATATGTTACACAGAACATACAGGATGGAACAAAGACACACAGCAAAGGACAGCCAATGTTGATGGTTGCATATGAGAACACAGGAGAGATTCAGACGGATGATTTTTTCGTCATAAATGGAAACAAATATAAGGTAGTAGAAAAGAACAACACACAGGAGTATAACATAGTAACAGACATTTCATTGGAGTTGGTGTTAGATGGCAGGAATTAAGATTGATGCTTCAAAGTTGTTAGCAAATCTGGAAAATGCTGAAACAAAGTCGCAAGTTGCTATTCGTATGTTTGCGCAAGAGGGTGCAAAGAAGTTTGAGAACTATGCGAAGAGGAATAGACCTTGGACAGACAGAACAGGTCATGCAAGACAACGATTAACAGGATGGGTGGAAGTGCTAACAAACAAAGTGCGAATCCACATTGGACATGGTGTTGATTATGGTGTATATTTAGAGTTATGCCATGAAAAGCGTTATGCGATTTTACAACCAACAGTGAATGCATTGTCCAAAGAAGTGTTGGAAGGGTACAAAGAATTAATGAGGTATATGAAGCCATGAGCAGTGTTTTAAAAACAATTCGTGATGTGTTAGAAAAGGATGGAACAACAGATGTATTCTTTCCATCACAACACAAAGGGGAATGTCTGAAAGAATACATTGTTATAAAATCAGATGGAACAATAGAAGAAACAACAGTGTCGAGTGAAAGACCAATCTATACGTTGTTATGCTATGTTCCACAGGATGAATACAGCAGATTAGAAACCCTTGTTGCAGAAACAAAACAGAAGATGAAAGAAGTATTCCCACTTGTTATGTATATCGGAAATGAAACACCAAGTTTTTATGATGATGATGTAAAAGGTCACATGATAAGTTTCCAGTATCAAGGGTGCAGAAAGTTAGAAAATTGGTAAGGAGGTAAAACAAATGCCTAGAACAAAGAAAAAAGCAGTCGGTATTCCTACGATTGATGTTTCGCTCGTTGTTGTAAGGACAGGAACGGAAGATGATGGTTTAGAGATTGCAGTTGATACGGCGAATAAGATTGGAGTAGAACCGCAGACAGAAACAACCGATGCTGTTAAGTTGGTGAAGTTAGGAAGGCTGTTAGCGCAGAAGCCTGCTGAAACAACAATTACAGGGCATCAGATTACATTAACAGATAATGTGTTTATTCCAGAACTTGTACAGATTTTCCAAGGTGGAACAATCGATGGTGAAGGAGAAACACTTGTTTATACACCGCCAGTTGCAGGAAGTTCAGAAAAAGGGAAGGTATTTGAACTCGATTGTTATTCTGCGGAGTATGACGCAAGTGGACAGATTGTGAAGTATGAGAAGATTACATATCCAAATTGTCAAGGAACACCAATTACAATTAATACAGAAGATGGTGTTTTCAGACTTCCAGAGTATGTTGTCAATTCAGCACCGAAAACAGGAGAAGCACCTTACAAGATTAGTTATGTGAAAACATTACCGTCTTTTCCTAGTTCCTCTTCCGTAAATACCGCAAGTGTGATGGCGTTGTCAGACAGTGAAGGGGATAGCGGAACTGCTCTTTTGAGTGGAGAAGCAGAAACAGGTCTGACGGAGAGTGATGTTACAACAGAATTAAAAACAAAATAGAACAAAGAGTAAAAGGAGAATAAAAACATGGCAGGAACGAAAACAAAAAAAGAAACAGTAGCAACCGTAACATCAATTGAGGAATTGAAACAGTATTCAAATGGAACAGTGGTAGAACTTCCTTGTTTTGCAGAAGGACAACCTTTTGTTGCGAGATTGAAAAGACCTTCCCTTCTGGGAATGGTGAAACAGGGAAAGATACCAAACACATTGCTTGTTCGTGCAAATGAATTATTTGTACAGGATGGAACGGGGTTTGACCCAGATGAACAGGATATGATGTCGCAGATGTTTGATGTGTTAGAGTTGATGGCAAAAGAAACATTTATTGAGCCAACATATTCTGAAATCAAAGAAGCAGGAATTGAGTTGACGGATGAACAGATGATGTTCATTTTCAACTATGCACAGCAGGGGGTAAAGGCATTAGAATCCTTTCGTACAGAGTAGGAAAATAGAGAGCGTCCTCGCTATGTCAAAGCAGTATGGCTGTCTGCCTAGTGTGATACTAGGAATAGAGGATAGTTATACTGCTTTTTGTTTTAATGAAGCATGTTGCGAGATTCTAGCGAGGTTGCAGAACGATGAAAAACCTTATTACATAGAACAGAGAGAACAAGCGGAAGAACCAAAACATTACAATAATTTCAAAGATTTTTACAAAGCGTATGGAGGGTAAATATGGCAGTTAATATGGGAACTGCTATTGCATACCTTGAACTCGATACCTCAAAGTTTTCAAAGGGGTTTGTTTCCGCTTATAATGATTTAAAGGTATTCGGGGACAAGTCAGCAACAGCAGAACAAAAGTTGAACGGTTTGTCGAGTGCCTTTAAGACAACAGGTGGTTTGTTATCAAGGAACGTAACATTACCGATTGTTGGAGTTGGTGCGGCGGCAGTAAAAACAGCAACAGACTTTGAAGCAGGAATGTCAGAGGTTAAGGCGATTTCTGGTGCTACTGGTTCAGAGTTTGATGCGTTAAGAGACAAAGCAATTGAAATGGGTGCTAAAACAAAGTTCTCTGCAAGTGATTCAGCGGATGCATTTAAGTACATGGCAATGGCAGGATGGGATGCTTCCGCTATGATGGATGGTATAGCAGGAGTCATGGATTTAGCGGCGGCTTCTGGGGAAGATTTAGCAACCACTTCCGATATCGTTACAGATGCATTAACAGCGTTTGGATTACAGGCAAGTGACTCAGCGCATTTTGCTGATGTTCTGGCACAGGCAAGTTCAAAATCAAACACAAATGTTGGTTTGATGGGGGAGACATTCAAATATGTTGCACCAGTAGCAGGTGCGTTAGGATATAGTGTAGAAGATACGGCAGTTGCAATCGGATTGATGGCAAACAGTGGAATCAAGGGAAGTCAAGCAGGAACAGCGTTACGTTCTACCATAACAAGGTTGGCGAAACCTGTTGGAGAATCGAAGGACGCAGTAGAAGAACTTGGAATCAGTATAACAAATGCAGATGGAACAATGAAATCGTTGAGCCAAACAATGGTGGAGTTGAGAGAGAAGTTTGCAGGATTGACAGAAGAACAAAAAGCGCAGTATGCGGCTATGTTGGCAGGACAAGAGGGTATGTCTGGATTGTTGGCTATTGTTAATGCTTCTGATGAAGATTTTCAGAAATTGACAGATGAGATAAACAATTCCAATGGTGCGGCACAAGACATGGCTGACATTATGATGGACAACACAACAGGGGCAATAGAACAGTTAAAAGGTGCGTTAGAATCAGCAGGGATTCTAATAGGAGAACAACTTACACCATATATCAGACAGTTAGCAGAATGGATAACAGGACTTGTAGAGAAGTTCAATAGTTTGTCCGAAGAAGAACAGGGGCAGATTGTTAAGTTTGGATTAATACTTGCGGCAATCGGTCCAGTGTTGTTAATCTTTGCAAAGGTTATTTCGGTTGTTACAACAGTGATGAGAGTATTTAGATTGTTGTGGACAACAATGATAACAATTAAAACAAGTATTGGTTTGGTAAAAGCAGGATTTGTTGGACTTGCTATACAAATGGGAGGAATCCCAAAACTTATTGCAGGAATCTCAACGGGATTTGGTGGAATGTTAGCACCGATAGCGGCAGTAATAGCGGTTGTTGCTGTTTTGGTTGGAGCATTTGTTACGTTGTGGAAAACAAATGAAGAGTTCAGAGACAACATGGTTGGAATTTGGAACAGCATCAAGGAATCTATCAACAATTTCTTTGATGGAGTTGTGGAGAGAATCGATGCACTCGGTTTTGATTTTGAAAACATAACAGAGGTCATTAAAACAGTATGGTTTGCATTGTGTGATGTTCTTGCACCAGTGTTTGAAGGTGTCTTTAATACAATTGCGATTGTATTAGATGGAGTGTTTAACCAGATACTTTCTGTCATGGATATTTTTATTGGATTGCTTACAGGAAACTGGGAACAACTTGGTGAAGGTGTAAAAGGGGTTGTTTCTGGAATCGTTGAATTGTTTGCAAACCTTGGAAGCAACATACTTAGTATGATTGGCGATATTGGCTCAGAGATATTAAACAAACTTGGATTTGAGAAAGCGGCAGAAGGATTCCAAAACTTTTTTGATACATTGTCTGATTTGTTCGGGCAGATACCAGAGTTATTATCTGGTGCGATTAATGTTATTGTTTCATTCTTCACTGAAACAATACCAAATGCGTTTAATAGTGCAATCGAAGCAATAAAAGGGTTTGTTGATAATGTCATAGAGTTTTTTACAGTAACAGTCCCAGAAGCATTTAACACTTTTGTGAATGAAACAATACCAAATGCAATTAACAGCATTGTGCAGTGGTTTGAACAATTACCATACATGATAGGGTATGCAATCGGTGAATTGATTGGATATTTTTATTTGTTCGCAGAAAACTTGTGGACATGGATAACAACAGAATTACCTCTGATAGTGGAAGGTATTATACAGTGGTTTGCACAGTTACCTAGCAGTATTTGGGGGTGGCTGACAGGAGTTGTAAAAAATGTTATCAACTGGGGAGTTGAAATGTATAACAATGCTGTGTTGGCGGCTTCAAACTTTGTAAACGGAGCAATAGAATGGATTTCACAGCTACCTAGTAAAATCTGGGCGTGGCTCACGACAACAGTATCTAATGTGATTTCATGGGGTGCGAACATGGTGTCACAAGCAAGGTCAACAGCAACAAATTTTGTGAATAGTTTTGTAAGTTTTATTACAAGTCTGCCTAGCAAGGTATGGGGAATCATACAACAAATACCTAGCAAGGTTTCCGCAGTAGGTTCAAGGTTATACAGTGCAGGAAGGAGCATATTCCAGAGTTTATGGAATGGGATTAAGAGCATTGGAAACGGAATACTCAACTGGGTATCAGATTTTGCAGGAAAGATTGGAGGTTTTGTATCTGGAATCATTAACGGTTTCAAGGACGTTGTATCTGGTGCAAATGACGCAAAGTCAGCCGCAAAGTCTGTGAATGGAAAACATGCAAATGGTTTAGACTATGTTCCGTTCAATGGATATGTTGCAGAGTTGCATGAAGGAGAAAGGGTATTGACAAAACAACAGAACAGAGAGTATAATGAAGGTAGGACATGGCAGAGTGGAGATGTATTTAATTTCTACAACACAAAGCCTACGCCTTATGAATATGCAAGACAAATGAAGAAAGCAAAACGAGATTTAGCACTTGGTTATTAGAAGGAGGAAAACATGATACAGGAATTGCAGATAATAAACAAGATAAATGGACGACAGTTAAGTCTTGCAAGGGATGGTTATACCCAGTATGTTTTAGATGAGGTTGATTGGGATGTTCCTTCCGTAAGTTTCAGCACATATAGAGTTCCGTTCCAGATAGGTGTTTCCTTGTCTGGGGCGGAGATTGGAACAAGGAAGCCATCAATTACAGGATATGTTGTCTCTAGAGTACATGGAAGGGAGTTCCTTGGAAAAGGTTGGAATGAATTTTTAGAAGCACAGTTGCAAGACATAGAACAAAAGAAGTATGAACTAAACAGAGTAATTAATCCACTACAGGATATACGCATTGTTGTGGGTGAATATTTCATAGATGGAAGACCATCCAATGCAGTAAAGTTCAGCAGTAAGGAGAAAGAAAACAATGAAGTGTTGTGTATGTTCACAATAGATGTTGATTGCTTTTCTCCAATGTTTCGGTTGGATAAATGTAAACAAACAGTGCTGGCAAAAATTCAGAATAAGTTCCGATTTCCGTGGGTTTTGAAAGAAAGAGGGAACATTATGGGTGTTATATCGAACCAAAAGGTTATCAATGTTGTCAATAATGGAGATTGTGACATAGGCGGTATTATTAAACTTGAAGCGGTTGGTGGAACTGTGAAAAATCCAACTATATTTAATGTTGACACACAAGAACAATTTATGATAAGATTAACATTGTCAGAAGGAGATTATTTAACAATAAACACAAGAGTGGGAGAAGAAAGTGTAATACACCATTATGCAGATTATTTTGGAACAGGAAAACCAAAAGATGAAAATGCAATCGGTTATGTGTTGGAGGGGAGTTCATTTTTACAATTTAAACAGGGCAGTAATTTATATGGTTATTCAGTGGAAGAGGGTAGCGAAGTATTTGTAAATTTAACAATAGAAATGGATGAACAATTCTTTAATTTGAAAGGAATGTAACACATGGAGGTAATTACGGTATTTAACAAATATTTTGAAAGAATCGATGTTTTGAGAAAGTACACGTTTATGCAGTATGTGGACAAATTTAATGGAGTCGGAGAGTTTAAGATAAATGCTATCTTGTGTGATGAAAACTTATATTTTTTTGATGAAAATGAAGTGTTTTTCGTTGCTTTTGATGGAATGGCAATGGGAAGAATTGACAAGGTAGTTAAGGATAGCGACAGTGAATTTGAAAGAACAATCGAGATTACAGGACGTATGATAAAGTACAAACTCCAAACAAGTGTAGTGTATAAACAACAAATATATAGTGGAAGAACAGCAGAGGTGGTAAAGCAACTCGTTGAGAACAATATGTGTGTTGGTTCTACTGGTAGTAAAAGGTATATCAATTTTGAGTTCCATATGCAGAGCAACAGGTTGGATGAAATGACACAAGTAATTAATGGACAATGGACAGGTGGAAGTGTATATGATGCGGTACAGCCGTTGCTACAGCAGGACAATATGGGGTTTGAGATTATACCAGTGATAACAGAACGTATTGAAATTGGAGCACAAGCACCTTTCACAAACATATTGCAGTGGAATTTCAACATTTTGTTGGGAGAGGACAGAACAAGAAACAATGTGAAGGGGAACAAACCTGTTGTGTTTTCTCATTCATTAAGCAATTTAACAAGGTCTACATATGAAAAGAATATAGAAGATTATTGCAATGTTGCTTATGTTGCAGGAGAAGGAGAAGGAAATGATAGAACATGGATTGAGGTTTACCAAGATGGAATAAAAGGAACAAACTATGAATGGAACGCAGTTGGTTGGTTACGAGACGAGTTGTTTGTTGATGCAAGAGATTTGCAGAAAACAGCCGATAACAAAACATATACAGACACAGAGTATAAAGAAATGCTCACACAGAGAGGGAAGGAAAACCTAAAAGACCATATTGTGTTTGTTTCATATGATTCTACGGTAACAAATGAAAACGAAAAATATAAATATGGTGTTGATTTTAAGAATGGAGATTTTGTTACGGTAGTAGACAATGAGTTAGGATTGACAGCAGATGTACAGATAACAGAGGTAACAAAGTCTGTAGATGGTTCAAGAGAAATTCTTGACATTACATTCGGCTATCGTAGTATACAAATGAATGAGAAATTGAGAAGAAAAGGAGTGATATAACAATGGCAGAGAAAAGCGGATTTTTTAATGCAAGGGAAACAGAAGAAGGAACATATGACAGAGAATATGATGCAGAACAGTTCGCAGAGTATTTTGCAAATTTTGTTTCCAATGGTGTGTATGTGAACCCAACAAACCAGTTGAAGGTTGTATTTAATGATTCGCCAGACAAACCGTTTGTTGTGGTTGTTCGGAAAGGAAAAGCATACATAGATGGGTACTGGTATGAACTGACCGAGGATATGGAGGTTACAATATCTGCAAATACAAAGTCTTATGCAATTAAAGATGTTATTTGTTGTACACTGGATAAAACAGAACGAAAAGTTAGCATTGTTTTGAAAGAAGATGTAATAACTGATTATCCTGCAAACAATAATACACAACACGATTTGGTTTTATCAACAATTTTGGTACAGCCAAATGCATCGAAGCTAAATGCAGAGGACATTACAGACAAACGACCAGATAAAACTTACTGTGGTTTTGTTACTGGTATGGTAGACCAGATAGATA